GTACATCTAAGCTGAAACTGAATTTGCTTGATGTACTTTGAGGGCACTGTTTTGGATAGCAGAGTGTCGATGTGGGTGGATGTGTTGGGACACTTGATCTCGATGATTCCATTGCCCACAATCCCATCGGGTGAGGCTCCTGCCATTTCAATGTCCGGATGACTGATAAACCCCACTTGCTCAACAAGCACCGAGTTCACCATTTCGTAGTGCGCTCGGGCCAATGGCTCGGTCTCTGTTCCCCACTGCATAGCCGCATTAGTGAAGGAATCAGCCTTCTCACCCGTCAACCGTTCGCAAATGAGTTGGGCCATGTAATCGTCCCGTGACGCACCATACCCACCCGTCTTTAGCTTTGCCATCACATCTGAGACGCGAGAGGCCGTCACTCGGCCCAATCGGGCTTTTATCCATGCTTCGCTACCTTGTTCCATTACAGACTCGCTTTCTTCAAGTCTTTGGCAACGATGATGGCATTCTTAGCTGCGGCATCGTGTCCGGCAATCTTGATGGCCTCAAAGTAAGCTAACTTCAATTCATCCTCTGTGGTGGCGGCATCAATGGAAGCGATTAAAGGGTCAATTAAAACGGTCTTTGACGCGACTGAATGGGTATGGGCATCTGCATCGTTGTCGGCCTCTGTGGGGATGCTAAAGGCTTGAAAGGCTGCATACTTGTACGCTGCTGACATGGCCTTATTAGTGGCTTTGTCTCCGCTGTCCATTGCTTCGCCAAAGGTTTTGACGGTGTGCTTTGACCCATCGTCTGCTGAGACAAAATCAAACTCAACCTCAACAGTCACATAGAACAGTGCGCCACCCGACTTGCTAGACCGTTCAACACATTCACGGGTAAGAACACGGGGCAGAATGCAAAGGCTGTGCTTTGCCAATAGGGGCGCAATGGCGTTATACACATCGTCAATGCCCCTAAAGTTATATCCGCTGCCCTGCATATTCCTACGGTCTTTTGTGATGCCAACAGAGGATAATTCTGATTGAACAGCGTTAATGGCTTTATAAACTTTCATTTGGATTCCTTTGCAATGAGTTCAGTTTGAAGGGTTTTGATTTCGTCACGGGCGTTATCAATGTGGTTGACCAATACACGAATGTGGCCTTCCAACATCTGAATGCGGTACAGCAGCTTTGCGACTTGATCGGCATCGCCTTCGCGGTACAAAGTCTCTGAGGTTTGTTTGACAGAGTTGATGATGTAATCAGCGTCCATTACGGTCTCCAAATAAAACAGTCAAGAGCAAGCACGATAAGCCCGATGAGGCTCACCACACGCACTACCTTATCGGCTAGTGTCAATTGCGCTACATGAATCTCAATGCAAGCCCCGTTCTCCATTGAGTTGGGGAATGCTTCGTTAAATGTGCGGGGGAATTTGGTTCTGTTAAGCATGGAAGTCCTCCAACATGGTGATATGGTGTTTCTTGATCTGTGCATAGATTGATGCTTGATCGGCTGCTGTCAGTTCATAGGTGACCTCAGTACCTGCAGGTTCAGACTCAAACGCCTCAACCGTATATGCAAACCAATCGTAGGTTTCTGAAAGACCGACAGACTGATCTTCTTCAAAGTAGTCGTACTCGACCGTGAGATAACCGTAGTCGATGCTGTGGACTTCGGTGGTGTAGGATAGGTTTCTCATGTGTTTCCTCAAAAAGACCCTATGCGATGTGCTGGGGAATAGAGTTATTCTCGTTGCTAAATGTAGCAATCCAATGTAGTGGAAACCCTAATGTGCAAAAATACAACATCTAGCACAATGAATCATGTTTCCTCATTGCTTCCCATCTGAAAAGCAGTATCGTGAATGGGTCGGTTACGCCAAAATCGTAGCTGAACCCGTCCATATCTGTGAGGACTGCACAAAGGATTTTCAGAAAGAAATGCTCTTAGAAGAACGGTGCAAACCCTCACCGAAATGGTGGATAGGAAAAAAAGAAGTTGCATCGGATGTAAAGATTGATGTAAGATAAAATTTGGAACACGGCTAGATGTGGGTTGATCTCCACATTGAAAAGGGTTACACCTTCCCCTGCCGCAGTTCTCTTTCAAAGGTGGGAAAAAGGTAAAAAATGCACTCGTTCCAATTCCATATTGGCGACTACAAGTCGCACACACACCATCTGTCGTTGATAGAAGATTTGGCTTTTCGCCGACTTCTCGACCACTACTATCTGCACGAAGTACCCATCAAACAGCGCGACATTGCCCGTTTAATAGGCATGAGAGACCATGAACAAGAGGTCTTGACAGTGTTGGATGAGTTCTTCATTTCCACCGAGCAAGGTTATGTAAACCCCCGCGCCGATGAGGAAATTTCCAAATTCCGCAAGTTCATTGAGGATGGGAAAAAGGGTGCTGCAATGCGGTGGCATAAGCCCCCCATTAGGGAGGCTGATAGCCCCCCTATTGCCACCCCATTAGCAACCAATAACCATAAACCAATAACCAATAACCAAAAGAATACAGCAACTGTCGTTGCAACGCCTACCGGCGTTTCTGATTCTGTTTGGCAAGACTTCAAAACCTTACGCAAAGCAAAGAAGGCTCCCATCACCCAACGGGCCATTGATGGCATCAAAGCCGAAGCGGACAAGGCGGGTTGGTCGATGGAGCAAGCATTGTCGGAATGCTGTGTTCGCGGTTGGCAAGCCTTTAAAGCCGAATGGGTTGCACCAAAGCCGACATTTGCTGACATTGCCAAAGTCACAGTGCCGAGCAAGACTGAGCGAGACCCCGCACTTGTCAAGCTGGACGAAGATAAGGTACGAACGGGGCCACCTCCGGCTGACATACGAGCAAAGATCATGGACGCACTGAAAGGGAAGGTGGTATGAATGAGTTGGCTTTATTCGCGGGTGCTGGTGGAGGAATACTTGGGGGAAAACTTCTCGGATGGCGAACAGTCTGCGCCGTTGAATGGGAACCCTATCCAGCAAGCGTATTGCTCGCCCGACAAAATGATGGAAGTCTCCCGCCTTTCCCGATTTGGGATGACATTCAAACCTTTGACGGCAAGCCGTGGAGAGGAATTGTTGATGTTGTATCGGGCGGATTTCCATGCCAAGACATTAGTTCAGCCGGAAAAGGCGCAGGAATTGATGGAGAACGAAGCGGGATGTGGGGAGAAATGGCGCGGGTCATTTGCGAAGTACGACCCCGATTCGTCTTTGTGGAGAACTCACCAATGCTCACTTCTCGGGGGCTTGGACGAGTTCTCGGAGACTTGGCCTCAATGGGGTTTGATGCGCGATGGGGAGTGTTGGGAGCAGGAGACATTGGCGCACCACATCAAAGGAACAGAATCTGGCTCGTGGCTACCAACACCTCTAACATCGGATTACAAAAAAATAACGAAGAACAAGGAATATCACCTAAAAAGAAATTTCGATCTGCCGAACAAATTAGTACAGATTGGGCATCCCCCTTCCAAGAATGGGGGATGGGGATGGTTCCACCCAGTCTTATCAGAGTCGATGATGGGATGGCCGACCGGGTGGACAGAGTTAAAGCCATTGGAAATGGACAAGTCCCATTGTGTGCCGCAACAGCATGGAGAATCTTGAATGACTAAGCAACAAGCACACGCACTGCTCAACTTTGTGAAGTTGGGGTTTGCAATCCCCACATGGAGAATCAACAAAGCACTGACCATCACGGGGGACTTGAATGCTCAACGAGTTAGCCGACCACTATGCCACTCTTGCGATGACGAAGGGATGGACAGAGTACGCACGCCATCGGGTGAAGGAACTACGCGATTCGAGCGATATGTGGAAAGAATTACCCCGCATGGTGAAGGAGCGCATTGATGGACATAAAAACGCCGAGAGGGAGAGAATCGCTCAAAGCGGAGGCCCGAGCAATGGCGATATTCGCTAAACACTTTCCGGACTACGAGTATTGCGAAACACCAAAAGACAAACCCGCAGACATTGACGCGATATTGATAAAACAAAATCAAGTCATGCGGGTGGTCGAAACCAAATGCAGAGATTTGACCATTGAAGAATTTATCGGGCGATTTAATTATCAGTGGCTTGTGACATTTGACAAACTCGAAAAGGGAAAGCAAATCGCAAAAGCATTATGTGTCCCGTTCACCGGATTTTTATATTTAAACCAATCTGAGATTTTGCTTGTTCAACAAATATCAAATCAAATTGGTTATGTGCCGGAGATAACTATTTTCCAAACAGCAACACAGAAAAATATAAACGGTGGACAGATAATCAGATCAAACGCTTATATCGACATGAGCAACGCAACACAATTAAAATGATTCAAATATTTTTCACTGTCCCACAAGTCTCCGGCAAAGGCAGACCCCGCTTTGCGCGACAAGGAACATTTGTCAAAACTTACACCGATGCAAAGACTTTGACCTACGAGAAGTCGATACAGACCTATGCCAAACAAGCGATGGGGTCTACAAGCCCTCTAATCGGGGCTGTAGCGGCTTATCTTCACATCGGAATACCCATACCGCCATCCTACTCAAAAACGCGCCAAAAGGCTTGTATTGAAGGA